TGCATCTGAGCCTACAAGTACCCATGTACCTGATTTATTTCTGTAAAAAATTCTTATTAATGTAGTTGTTGCTACAACGGCATATGATCCTACTTCACCTATAGTTCCACTTGGAATATTTCCGCTAAAGCCGTTTACATTTAAACTACCTGTATTGGTAACTTCTGTTGTATCAGTAATTACATAAGGCACCTTGTTAGTAAAATTTTGTCCACTATTTACAACAGATGCTCCATTCCATTCCTGGATACCCCATAGAGTATTTGCTGTGTCTAACCAATATGTGCCGTCTGTTGGGTTTGCTGCAGGAGCTGTTGAAGTTGGTTCTAATTCGCCTAAATCAACGTTTGCTCTCACTACAAAAGCTCTGTTGCTTACACCTAAAAATGAATATGCAGCTTGTAGCCCATACTCGTTCAACTCTCCGCCATGTATTGGATTGTTATTTGAATCTGTTTTGAATATCGGATCACCAAATGTATCTGCTAGATCTCTTTGAGATGTAAGTAAGAATGGTGTTCCTGCATTTGCTGCCAATGTTCCAGGTGCTGTACCTGTTCCTGCAGCATTAGTCTTGTTAGCCGCAGTTGCGACAAAAATCATTGGTGTAGTACCTGGTTCAGCTGGGGTATAAAAACTTTCGTCTATTACGCTGACCTGTACTCCTGGTGATGTAAGTGCCATTATAATTCTCCTATTGTGGACATATGTTTGTTACTATTATTTAGCAAGAAAAAACAAAAACAGTGTATGAAAATAGGTTAAAAAGGTACCAAAAAGGTGAGCTAAATACTGTATGAGACCTTTATGTAAATGTGGACATAGACCTTGTGCAATAAATTATCGCAAAGGTAAAAAAATATACTATAGAAAATTATGTGAACGTTGTTTACGTAATGGATTAAATCACGGTATTCCGTTATGGAAACAGCGCGGATATAAAAAATTAGATTTATGCGAAAAATGCGGTCACAAAAGTAAACACCCAGAACAGTTTAACGTTTACCATATAGACGGAGATTTACAAAACTGTAGACCTAGTAATTTGAAAACAATATGTGCTAATTGCCAACGTGTTATACAGAAACAGGGAGTTCGCTGGAAGCAAGGCGATCTTTTACCTGATTTTTAAGCATATCTATTGTTCCACCATTATCTATAACATGATTAAAATTCACATTAGCCCATGCCCATTCTGATTGATGGATGTCTTTAGGTTCTACACCAATATCTTGGTACATTCTAAACCAAACAGGATCAGGTCCTCTACGGATGCGCCAAACTTCACCATATATACTTTTGATCATATTTGCTTCATTTTCAAAACGTACATCAGGAATAACATAATTTGTGGCAGGATTTTCTACAATTTTCTTTTTAACAATGCTTACCCATATGTTGTTGTCAAACCCATTACGCATACAATCAGTACCAAACTCTTGTAATACTACTCTAGGACTAATATTCCTACCAGTTTCTTGAGACCAAAAAGAGTCTTTTTGTTCACGCCAAGCTCTACCTTCATCAGTATCACCTTCTAGCATTTGTCTGTCCCATCCAAATACTTCTGCTACACCGTCTTTGAGTTTATCTGCAAATGAAACTTTTGTGTAGCCATATTCTTCTACAAGAATGTCAGCTACAGTTCCTTTACCCGAACTAATTAAACCACAAATACCTATAATCATAAGAAATCCTTCAAATATTATATAGTATATAACTTTTATTCTGTTTTGTCAAGTACTTTTTGGTAGGCTTCTTCAAACCCATCTTCGTGTAAGTATGCTTCATTGTTATTCCACATACGTTTTAAGTATCCGGGTGCTGATTCTAGTATAGTTTGCTCGCTTGCGCTAAAGTGTCCTTTAACCATCCAAAAAAGCCTATGGGCTTCTTTGTGGGTAAACTCTGCCATTATCCTATAGTAAATCCGTAGCCAACACCGCCTGGTACAGCAGTCGTTACTTCTTGTTCAAGTTTTTCCATTTCGGCTTGTGCTTCTGCTTTCAGAGCATCACCATTTAACTGGCCGCCACCTTGTGGTCCTGCTATTGTTGCAAATTTTGATCTTGCTTCACCTAACATATATTTGCAAGTTGCAACAGTGTAGTCCTTAATCCATTGCTTTGCAAGATAGTCGTCTAACAATTGGTCATCTGGTCTATAGTTATAGCATAACAGTAGCAATGTTTCTTCTGTGCGTGAACGTTGTAAAATTGTAAGTTTTTTGTTTGCGGTATTCCATTTAAATTCTATAAATGATCCAAACATGCGTCCTACTAATTCTTGATATTGTGAAAAGAAATCGTATGTTGCTAAGCCACCCATATTCGAACTTGCTAATAGATAGGTATTTGTATAAGCTAAATTAAAAGGCTCAAACAATGTGCCTCCATCTCCGCCGCCTGATCTTGAACCGATAGATCTTCTAAATATTCTACGGACTTCTACAATTTCATTTGGCAATGTATACTCATTTTGATCAACTACTGTAGGCATGAAGAAATAACTTTCCTCAACTGAATTATCTGATCTTTGACGAAATCTAGTTAGTGCTTTGTCTAATGCTGTTTCATAATGTACTGGATCAAGTTCAACATCGACCATGCCTCCGCCTAACATGTTGTAAACATAGTCAAATACTTCTTGTTTCTTAGTTTTAAGTGTTGCCATACGAAAAGTTCTCCACAAGTATTTATCGTTCGATAAATATGTATATGCCAAGACTATCTTTATATAAACCCGAGAAGGGCAAAGATTACGAATTCATAGACAAACGTATCTATGAAATGTTCACTGTAGGTGGCACAGATATCTTTGTACACAAATATTTGGGGCCAAAAAACCCCGATGAATCAGATGCTACTGCTGATCAACCTCGATACGATGCTGTAAAAGAAACAAACATACAGGATATGTTGTTTATGGAAAACAGAGATCGTAAATATGATCCTGATATCTATAGTATGCGTGGTATCTACAATGTGCAAGATATTGACTTTAATATGAGTCAATTTGGATTGTTTTTAAGCAATGATACATTGTTTATGACTATACATATCAACAGTAGTGTAAAAACTCTTGGAAGAAAAATTATGCCCGGCGATGTTATTGAGTTGCCCCATTTAAAAGATCAACATGCTTTGAATGATTATACAGTTGCACTTAAAAGATATTATGTTGTAGAAGATGTTAACAGAGCAGCTGAAGGATTTTCGCCCACATGGTATCCTCACTTATATAGAGTTAAATTGAAACAGATCGTTGACAGTCAAGAATTTAAAGAAATACTTGATTTGCCGATGGAGGCAGACAATCCAGGTAGTGGAACATTGCGAGATTTATTATCGACATATGAAAAAGAGATGCAAGTTAATAACGCAGTGGTAAAACAAGCAGAAGCAGATTCAGCTAAGTCGGGATATGATACAAGTCATTTCTTTAGTTTACAAACAGACGATAACGGTGAAGTTGAACTTGTTACTACAGATACAAATGAATTAGATACTAGCACTAATAACGAGCTCGCAGATAGAATAATGCAAACTCCTGATAGAGAAGGCTATCAAGGATATCTACTAGGAGATGGTATACCAGGAAACGGTGAAGCATTTGGGCATGGTATTGGTTTTCCTTCTGGTAGTATAGAAGGAGATTTTTTCTTAAGGACAGATTTTATGCCAAATAGATTATTTAGATATGACGGAAGACGTTGGGTTAAACAGGAAGATTCGGTCAGAATGACACTAACAAACACTAACACTAGAAGTCATCAAAAAGGTACATTTGTTAACAATACTAACAGTGGCGAAATTGGTGGCGAAACTGTACAAGAAAGACAGAGTCTTTCTAAAGCACTCAGACCAAAGGCTGACAATTAATGCAACATTTTTATGACGGGCAGATAAGAAGGTATATCACTCAAATTGTGAGATTAATGAGCAATTTTTCTTACAAAGATGGCAGTGGTAAATTGACAGAAGTACCTGTAATGTACGGAGACATAACTAGACAGGTTGGACACATCCTTAGAGACAATTCAGAAAATAAAATACCAAGTGCGCCAAGAATGGCTGTATATGTCACTGGTCTTGAAATGGATACTACAAGACTAGCTGATTCCAGTTATGTGAACAAATTAAATATACGTGAACGTGCATATGATTCTGATGGCAATGAGTATCTAAACACAGAAGGAAAAAACTACACAGTAGAAAGATTGATGCCTACTCCCTATACTCTTAGTGTTAATGTTGACATGTGGACTTCGAACACAGATCAAAAATTACAAATTATGGAACAGATATTAATGCTTTTTAATCCAAGTCTTGAAATTCAAACTACAGATAATTATGTAGATTGGACTAGTCTAAGTGTTGTAAATTTAGATACAATTAATTTTAGTTCTAGAAGTATACCAATTGGTACTGAGAGCGAAATAGATGTTGCTAGTTTGAGCTTCAAAACTCCTATATATATTTCTCCACCTACAAAAGTAAAACGTTTAGGCGTAGTTACTAGTATTGTGCAGAGCATATATGATGAATCAAAAGGCACTATTGAATTAGATTTGAGCAAACCTCAAGGAACTTTAAATGATACTGTTGTACCTAGCGCAGATTTACGCACAAATGTATTCATTAAACCAACCGGAGAAATAGACAAAGCAAAAAATACTAAAGACATATTCCAAGAAGATGCTACACTGGTAATAAGCAATACTTTTAAGGATTACGATCTATTGGTAATGACAAATAGTGCTAAGATTATAAGACGCGGTGTAGTAGGAAG